GAACTCAGGCTACGGGAACTCTACTGATAGAGAAAGTGGTATATTTTGTTCTAAAGAAGGTAAAGTTAGAATGTTTAATAAACCAACTGATTTAACTTGGGATGAAATAGACCATCCGCATTTTTCTGAATTTTATCTTAATAAATGGATACCAGAAACTGATATGACAAATGAAGAAAAAAAGAACGAACCTAATTTTTATGCAATAGAAGGATACTTAAAAACTTATACTTGGGGAGAGGCTTGGGCAAACTTCTGGCGGGATACAGATGAAAATAATAGACAAAAAATATTAAATCTACCAAATTTTGATGCAGAAGTATTCAAAAATATTACTGGTATAGATGTTGAAGAAAAAACCGCAGTCATGATAAAGGATGGAAAAAAGTATAAAGTAAAAATTATTAAAGAATTATTATAATAAATAAACCTACCGTACAAAGAACAGGCACAAGAACAGTTAAAGAAAACAAAATGACCAATAAACCCCCTGGATGTAAAAAATCAGATAAATGTATATTTATAGATGGTCATAATGGAGATTGTCAAACAGATTGGGAATTTATTAAAGCATTTATTATAGTTATTTTGGTATATGTATTAGTAATTTATATTTTTTCTAAAATCATTTATTTTTTAATACCAACCCTAGAGATATTTTTAGAATATTAAAATGACCCTAACAACCAAACAATTAAAAGAATACATAAAACAGCACGGCGGGATAGGGTAAGTGGTTATTCCCACTAGTCTTGATTGCCAGCCAATATATTTTGCAATTCATCTAGTAATTATCGGTTCGAGTCCGGTTCCCGCCACTTGTTAATAATCACACAATAAGTTTTAATATAAATAATTCAATTCTGGTAGGCCTTTGAATTATTATAGAAGCCCACTTGGCCTACCTGCTTTAAGTGGGCTTCTATAATAATTTATGTATGAATAACGGTTGGATAAAACTACATAGGAAGTTATTGTCATCTGATATGTATCAGAGCTTAAATTCTAAACAAAGAGATATTCTAATTACCTGTTTGTTATTGGCTAACCACCAAGACAAAGAGTGGGCATGGGGATCTAATATTTTTAAGTGTGAGCCAGGGCAATTTGTCACATCTCTAGAGAGTTTGGCTAATAAATGCGCGTCAGATGTGACTGTTAGGAATATTCGTACTACTCTGGTTAAATTAGAAAAGTGGGAATTTTTGACAAACAAATCGACAAAGACCGGAAGGCTCATAACAGTGTTAAATTGGCACAAATATCAGGGTTTTAATACTCCGACTGACAAACAAGTGACAAAGACCCGACAAAGAGGTGACAAAGATCTGACAACTAACAAGAATGTAAAGAATGATAAAGAATTTAATATTAACTTCGTTCACAATAAAAATATTGAAAGATGGCAACATAAGGCTGAACAGCTTGTTGGGTTCTTAGACGGCGGAGAGGATAAAAAGTCTAGCATTTTTAAGTGTTGCAAAGAGAACTTCAGAGCGGTTGAGTTTGCTATAGATGGATGTACTTCTGCAAATAACTTTCATGTTGACTATTTTCTTAAGTGCTATCATAACCAAATAAAGCGTGAGACTGGTCAGGCTATTGACAAGCCAAACGATCGTTGATATAATTTAGGTATAATATTATTTACTGTTTTCATTTTGCCAACCTTGTGTGGGTGAATGAGCAGGCAAGGTTTACCCACCTTGCGCAAGTAGGGTAAAAATTATATGAATAATATAAGTACTTATTTTAATAATCTTTATTTAAGTTAAAACCGTTTTAGTGCGGTTTTTTGTCTTTTTATAATTAATGTTATCAATATGCCTATATTCAAAAAGAAAGCCAAGAAGGCCCCAAAACAGGCTCCTAAGGCTTCAGAAAAAGAAATTGCCGCTCAACAGCTTGGCGGTGGAATTGCTATGGGATGGAATTCTGTTACTAAACAGAAATTTCCTTTCGTAGTTGATTTTGAGGATTTTTACTTGTTTTGCTTAAAACAAGATGACGAGAGATCTATTACTGAGCTTCGCAATGGCGGCAAAACGTTTGGCGAAATCCTTTTTGATGATGATAAACAAGGAGTTCAGGGCAATGTTCGTTTGGTAGCAATACGCAAACGTTAAATTGTCAACAAAATGGATCTAAAAATACCTAATATTACACCAATTGGAGATATTATTGAAGAAAAAAGTAAAGAACTTGCTAATGATAAAGAGATTGATTCACTGATTATTAATCAGTCTGCGAGGCCTAAGACAAAAAAGGGTGGTAAGAGGCCTGGTGCTGGTCGTAAGAAAGGTAGAAAAGATAATGCAACCATTATTAGAGAAAAAGCAGAAGAGGCTTTTAAGCAAAAGATACTTGGTGTACTAGATAGTTTATTTACTGGTCAGGTTACACTTGCCCAGGGCTGTCAGTATCTATTCAAGATAGAGACTAAGCGTTGGAAAACAAAGAACGGAAAGTGGAAGGAAAAGCGGAAAGCTCCAAAGGTTGTTAAAAATCCAGAAGAGATAGAGGCTTATTTAAGAGGAGATTATGATGGTAGTAGAGATGAATATTATTTTCTCACTACCGATAAGCCGGACAATAAAGCGATTGATAGTTTGGTTGAGAGAGTTTTTGGTAAGGCTAAGCAGTCATTAGATGTTAATGCGACTGTTACCCTTGAGGATGCTTTGCGTAAGAATTTAGAAGAAAGGGAGAAATATGATAAAAACTTTAAGAGAAATAATAATATCGATTGAGGATTTTTTCTGGGTTGAAACCAAAGACGGAGATGTAGTTCCTTTCAAATTAAATAATATGCAGCTAACTTTGATTAAGCACATTCTTAATTCTATTGTTCAGCGTCCTGATAGGCCCTTGCGCGTAATTATACTTAAGGGCAGACAGTTTGGAATCTCCACTCTTATGCTCGCTATATTATTATGCAAGTGCTTATTGGTTCATAATACCCGCGCCGCAGTTATCTCTCATGATCTTGAGTCTACCAAAAAACTTTTTCGTAGAATTAGGTTTTTTACAAATACATTCAGTATAAAACCCGAGACTGAGAAGGAGTCTGAACGTGAGTATTCTTTTCCTAAGACCAATAGCTATATCTATATCGGTACAGCTGGAACCAAGGCTTTTGGTCGCGGAGATAACCTTACCGATGTCCATTGTTCTGAGGTAGCCTTTTGGCAGAGCCCGGCTGAGGTTATGAATGGTCTTATTAATGCAGTTGGTAAACACGGCAATATTACGATTGAAACTACCGCTAATGGGGTTGGCACATATTTTCACAAGCTTTGGACAAGATCATCTCAAGAGTCTGATCCGGCCTGGTTCCCTATATTCCTTTGTTGGTTAGATTTTGCTGAGTATGAAATGGAACCTGCGCCTGATTTTGTTAGAACAGACCATGAGGAGTTTTTAATAAAACAAAACCCTAGGATAACTGATAAGAAGTTATCTTGGCGTAGGTGGAAGATATCCGAAATTGAGCCAGAAGCTGGACTTACAGCAGAGCAAGTGTTTCAGCAGGAGTATCCTATTACTCCCCATGAAGCTTTTATTAATTCTGGTAAGAGTGTTTATTCTCAAGAAGCTCTTGAGAGTTATGAAACTTCTAAACCAGTTGATATTGAGGATGGTTGGAAGATTTGGGCTAAGCCCACCGGTTGGTCAGTTATGGGAATTGATGTGGCTGAGGGATTAGAAAATAACGACCGCTCAGTTATTGATATCTATGACCAACATCTTAATCAGGTGGCTCATTGGGCCGGGTGGTGCGATACGGATGAATTAGTAGATAAAGCAGCAATCTTTGGCAAGCGATATAATTCTTATATCATTTGCGAAATTAACAACATGGGTATTGCAGTACAGAATAGGTTGCGTAAAATTTACCCAATTGCTAAACAGTATCAGCGCGAAATCTTTGACAACAGAACCAAAACAAAGCAGAAGAAGCTTGGTTGGCGAACTTCATCTACTACTAAGCCACGGCTTATAGCAGATCACGTTACTTTTGTTCGAGAACATAAGATTCTTATAAACAACGTAGATACTATTGATGAATGCTTTACTTTTGTCAAAGACGGTACTGGTAAAATGGGAGCAGTTGAGGGAACCAACGATGACCGTGTTATAGCTTCAGCATTAGCTTTACAAGCATTCCTTGACCGGCCACCGGCACGTAGTCTTATTGAAACCCCGGCTCAGGAGGTAGTAGAAAAGAAAGATATTGAAAAAGCCAATCGAGAATGGAAGCAGAAAAAGCTTAAAAAACTTAAACTTAAAAAGATTAGAAGTATTAAATAATTTATGCCTAATAAAAAAACAACTAAAAATGTAGAGTCTACAGTACTAGATGATGTAGATGAATTTGGTCGTGTTAAAGATTTGGCTAATGCTCCTTATAAATACTCTGATGCAGAACAGAAGCTTTTAGAAGTTCGTAAAAAACGATTCCAGGTTATGTGGAACTTCAAAAAGAAGCTTGGAATTGATGAGAAGTGTGACCGTATGGATGCTTTGTTTACTCCCCACCTTACTGGAGTTAATAACTCTGGCGCGCAACCAGATGACTTGGATTCTGCTATAAACTTTGATAATCATAATAGTTTTGAAGAGAGGCGCAAATCTATTCCTTTGGCTTTTGAAAAGATTACTACTGCGGTTGCTTTGATGATTAAAGAGAACCCACGTATTATTCCTAAGCCTTTCCGTGAGAAATATCGCAAGCTTAATTTAATGATAGAGAATATCTATTATGAAAATTATAAGATAAACCGCAAAAAGGAAGTCTATGCAAAATACGTCTACCAAAAAGCCAAGTATGGTATTGCTTACTGGCGTGAGTTTATTAAAAAGACTTACTGTAAAAAACACGTTGAACAACGTGACGAGAATGGCGACATTGTTCGAGATGAGCAGGGCAATGTAGTCTATGATACTTTTTGGGGCTATGATGTTAATGAGCAGGTAGCTGCTAATATTCATCCTAAAAACATTGTACTTGATAACACCTGCCTTGGGCCTAATGATGTAAACAAACCAGCTAAGGATTTATTTATTTATGAAGATATTTCTTTTGAAGAGTTCAAGGATACCTACCCAGTAGAAGTGTTTCCTAATGCCGAGTTTGTAAATCCTGGTACTGGATTTATGTTTACTAAGGATAAAACTGAGGAGGTTGTTGAGGGAAGTGATGATTCTAAGGATATAGTTCAGGTTATTATTTATGAAAACAAACCAGAGGGATTGCGCGAGACTTGGATTAATTCAGTTCCTATTGAGTCTATTCCTTTGCCTGGTGGAGTTTTATCAGTATCTGGTGGCAAATGGGTAGATGATGTCGAGAATTATGATGGCATTGGCGTTGGTCAGATTTTAGAGATTTATCAGCCTATTGTTGATGATATTCGCAATGCTTCCTTAGAGCGCATTCGTCAGATTGTTCGGCCAGTTGAGGATTGGTTTAATGATATTGAGCTTACCGATGAGAGTTCTGATGTTAATTATGGCTCTGGTAATGTTAGGAAATTTAATGGCTCTCCGGATGACGTTCGCTATTCAAATCCACCACCACCTACTGCTGGTGAGCAAAATGAGCAAGAGGGGCTTTATGAAGAGATTGATCGAGCTACTATGATTCCGCGTAATTTAGCTGGTACTGATGATGCTAATACAGCTTTTCAGGCCGCTCAGAACAGAGAGTCAGCCTTGCGTAAATTATCTATCCCACTTGGATCTATTAAAAATACCATTGAACAGGCTGGCAATATAGCCCTGGCTTTATGGCCTATGGCCTATGGTGAGCCTGAGGAGACCAAGGTTTTGAAAGAGGGAGACGATGATTTTGATGAAGCTTGTAAGATTGTTGAGGTTAATCCTAAGGATGAGCGTGTTATCAAAAACGAGGACGGAACTATTACTCGTAGATACTTCAAACAAATGGAGCTTCCGGTTGAACCTGAGATTGATAAGAAAGACGGCAAGAATGTTCCAACTGGTAGATTTATTGAAACCGAGGAGAAGCAGTTTTGGGAGACAATTCCTAGAACTTTCAATTGGGTTGGTAGAATTGAGGTTATTGCAGAGTCTATACTTCCTACATCTAAGGCTTTAGAGGATGAGCAGAAAAAAGAGACATTTGATTGGCTTATGCAAATCCCGGTTATTAACGAGATGGGCCAACCTGTTTTTGTTGATGATAAGGGCAAGCCTTATATTATTGATAAAATTAAAGCTGCTAAGGAGCGTGTCCGTATTATCCGTGATCTTGATCCAGATAAATATATTGTTCCAATGGAAAATACCCAGTCCTTAGCAGGCGGTAGCCCGCTTGATCAGGGTGGTGGAGATAATCCTTTGGCTAGCAAAGGTCGTATGTCGCCACTTGAAGCAGTTGGCGCCAAGAGACCAGAAACATCTAATTTAACTTCTATAAAATAAACATTATGTCATATACAACAGACCAAATAAAATTAGCTACTAAAATGGGTGTTAGTCTAGCTGCCGGCAAGAAGGACGCGGTCAAGAATTATCGTGGCGCAATGAAATCTAATAAAGTAGCTAATGATAATTTTGATAAACTTATTGCTCCGCTTACTAGTCAGGCCAGCAATATGGGTAGTAAAAAATATAATAAAGCCTACCGAACAGCTAAGAAAATGGCACGAAGTGGTAATCTTAAGGGAGCTCGTGAGTATATTCAGGACCAAGTTAAGCGAGTTAGTAGTTAATTAATTGATTGTGAGAGTGCTTAAGGATTTATTTTATGATTGATGGTAATAAGGTTGACCAATATAAACGATTGGCAACATTTGAAAAGTCTATAATCTGGCAGAAAGATTTGAAAGTTTTTATTGAAAGTTTATGGACTAAAAGGGAAAGTTCTTTGAAAAAACCAACCACACAGTTTGAGGCCGCTTCTCGAGAAATTGAGAGATTGGCTATCAAAAATGTGGTTAATAAAATTATTGATTTTGTTGAGAAATCAGGTGATAAAGTTTCCGACGTAATGACTAAAAATAGAATTAATATAGACAATAATGATAAAAACTAAAAAGATATTAGGTGATGAGGCCCGGATTAAATTAAAAAAGGGCATTGATTTGGTAGCTGACTATACCAAGCTTACGCTTGGCCCTAAGGGGCGCAACGTGGCTTTCAAAAAGATTGGTCCACTTCCTACTCGAGTAGTTAACGATGGTGTTACTATTGCTCAAGAGGTTAAGGATGATGACCCTTTTGTAAGCGCTGGTATTGAAATGGTGCAGGAAATCTGCAAAAAGACTAACGACAATGCTGGTGACGGTACTACCCAGACCGCTCTTTTAGCTCAAGCCATTGTGGCCGCAGGCTTTAAGCGCCTTAGTTCTGGTTTTAATGCCACAGACATTGAGAAAGAGATTGTTGCTGATGTAGATAATCTGCTCGTAGAGCTTAAAAAAATATCTAAACCAGTTAAAACAGTCGATGATGTCCGTAATATTGCCACCATATCAGGCAATAACGACCCAGAGATTGGCGATGCTCTAGCTAGTATTGTTGAAAAGGTTGGCATGCATGCATCAATTATTATTGATAGAGGTACTGATGTGCGTATCCGCACTGAGGCGGTTGATGGCATTTATTTTAATAAAGGTTATCAATATCCGGCTTTTATTAATAATTTCAAGCAGACTGCCGAATATAAAGACCCTAAGATTTTTATAGTTAATGAAGCTGTTCGCTATAATAGCGAGATTGAAGAGTTCTTTGATGTTATTGTTAATAACAAATTACAGGATATTATATTCATCTGTAAAGAGATTGAGGGTGACGCTTTGGGAACGTTTGCTGAGACACATATTGGTAAAATGCGCGGTGAGGATGGAGTATTTTTACTCCCACTTATTGCTCCTGGTGTTGGACCAGACCAAGATGACTTTATGGAAGATTTGGCTTCTGCTGTTAATGCCAAGGTTATTGGTGGTAATAATAGTTATAAGCTAAATAACTTCAAAGAGATTCCACTTAGCGAGGTTATGGGAACTTGTGAGCGGTTGGTTTCTACTAGCAAGAACACAACAATCCTATTGGGTGATAAAAAAGAAAACAAAGAACTTCATAGTAGAATTAGTCTTATTGAAAAACAAATATCAGAACTTGACTCTGCTGAGAAGGTCACACGCGAGAAACTTGAGAAAAGACGCGATATGCTTACATCGGGTGTGGGTATTATTTATTCTGGTGGATCCACAGAAATTGAGATAAAAGACCGCAACCTACGACTTGAGGATGCCGCCCTGGCTTCAAAAGCGGCCATTTCCGACGGTTTTGTGCCTGGAGGTGGTTATACATACCTTTTACTCCAGGAAAGCGCTAAAAGCGACATTATGAAAGAAGCGCTATCTGCCGTTGCTAAACAAGTTGCCTTGAATGCCGGTGAGGTTCCTGAACTTATAGTTGCCCGTTCCTTGGAGTATAAAAAGGGCTGGAATGCTAAGAGTGGAAAGTTTGAGGATTTACTTGAGTCTGGTGTTATAGATGCCACTTCTGTTGTTAAAAACGCATTGAGAAATGCAACATCATTAGCAGGGAGATTCTTGACTACCGAGGCTTTGGTGGTTGAGTATGATGATGGTAATAAAGATATTAAAAAATAAGATTATGCCTTTACCAAATTTAGACCTAGATAAATATAGAAATCTTTTACCGTTAAATGGTCGAGTAGTAATAAAAGACATTACTAAACTAGAAAAGAGTCCTATAAAATATGCCGGTGAGCGTGAGAGCCGGGCTTATGCAGTTGTAGTAGCTGTACCAAAAAGTCTTGAAGAGTCACTACTTGGCAAAATGATTGTATTCAACGAATATGAGGGGCAGGAACTTTATAAAATGCCAGGAGTAGTTGATGAAGATGACTTATTAGTTATCAGGGAATCTGATATAATTCTTATTATTAATACTGATTAAAATGGGAATGTTTAATAATGTTCAAAAGAAAAAAGAGGAGGCCTATCGCGAAAAGGTTGTATCTGCAGTTAATGGATGTTTAGATGTTTTTTCTAAGCTAGATGTTGATTTTTTTACAGCAATGGATGTTATTCATAGTCTTATGACTACTAACAATCAAAATCTAGCAGAGCATGTTCGAAAGCTCAATAGCAGAATTGAGCAACTTGAAACCATGCGAGAGCCATAAGAAAAGAAGTAATTATGTTAGTTAATCAAAAACAAATCAATAAAAATAAGTTATTCAATAAAGCTGGCGGAATGGCAAATGAGTCGCGCTTTGGTGGTACTGAGCGAGAGCTCAGAATACACAAAGTGTTGCAGGTTCCATCAGTAAATACTGACAATGCCGTTAGATTTGAGCAGGGTTGGAATAATACTGCTAGAAACAATGATGTTGTTAGAATAACTATTGAAGAGAGATCGGTTATTGTTACCAGAGATGAGCTGGAACAAGCACTTGCTTATATGAGCCAAGGAGATGAACTGATAAAATTTGCTCCACCGAAGTTGAGACCGGCTGGAGCCTAGAGACTGTTTAATTAGTAATTCCATTTATATGGCTAAAATAGTAGAATTTAAGCAAATTGTGCAGATGGCCCAGAGTTTGTTTCCGTGTTATGTACAGGATTGTGGTTGGGGAACGAACGCTGATGGCAAGCGTGAGATTCATTTGATCGTTGGTAAAAAGACCAATCCAGGCTGGGATGCCAAGGCTACATCCGGGCCTAGAAGCAAAAAGACCGAGCCTGATATCAGAATTTTATTTGTTCGTTCTGGTATTGAAGACACAGAGCTTCAAAAAGATTTACTTAAAATTAAGAAATCTTTGGAAGACAAAAATGACAAAGTTGATATTACCAATACTGTTACTCCGGCTGATCCTAAGGCCGTTTCACAAGATGAGTTGGCTGATATTGCAGAAAAGGTTGCGGCTGGCCAGTCCGTTGATAGTAGCTCAGATATAGATTTACCAGTTGAAAACAATGACTGGGTAGACGCACCAGAGGGCGCTTATGATGAGTCTGATAAAACTTCCCCTGAAGAAAGTAGTTCACTTGAAAAGAGAGTTGATGAAGCACATCAGTTTATACAGACATTGGCCGATACTGTTACTAAGGTTAACGACAATGTGGTTGCTTTAGCTAAAAAGATAGACAAGCTAGACGTGAAAGAAGCACCTAAAAAATCCAATAAGAAATCTAATTAATCATTAACTGCGTAACCTATTTTCTTAATAGAGCGCCCAAAATGTTATGGTAAAAGTAGAAGATAATTTTTCTGACGGTAAGTCAGATAACAGCGGAGGTGGTGACGACGCTAATTTCAAAAAAATTGACACTACCGACGGTGATCCCGCCGTTCAGCAGAAAGTTGCTGACAAAATGGGAGTGAGCACAGACGCCGACTTGGCCGGCGATGATGATTCAGATGATTTTACTAGCGATGAGTCTGACGAAAATGATGACGATATCGATGGTGACTCAGATGATGATTCTGAATCTTTAGACGATGAAGATGAGGATATTATGGATGATGACGATGAATGGGAGGATAATTTCTCATCTCAGCCTAAGGAAGAAGATAAAAAACCTGCGCAAAAACCTGACGATAAAGACGACGAGTCTGAAAATCAGGACAAAAAGTGGGACGATGGCCGTCCAGGAGGCCCATTTGATGGTTACCCTACATTCGAAGAATATAAGGAAGCCATGAATAATAAACTTTCCCAATCTCAAGCTGAGGCTATTACTAGAAAGAAAGCAGCTGAGGAGGGTGGTTCTGGAGAAGATACTAATTCTACTAATAGTGCCAGTGACCAACACGACACTTTTAGAAAGCATCTTGATGCTCACAAGGATTTTTACCCCGAATCTGTTCGTGATAACTTTGAAAAGTTTTCTAAAACGGGCGGTGACGCGGCAAGGGTATTTCTTATCAATGACCCTTATCTATCAAAAATTGATGACGCTTTGGCTAGTATTAACCCCAACTTGCCAAACGACCAGAAGTTTGAACTTGCTTTCAAATTAGCTTTTGAAAAAGAAGCCAAGGAGAAGGTTGCTAAAAAAGCACAGGCTGAAACAGAGATTAGAATTCAGAAAGTCGGCAAGTCTACTTCACAAACTCCTAGCGGTAAGAGTGAGGCTAAAAGCCAATATACTCCGGAACAATTAAAAATAGCTAAGGAGATGGGTGTTAAACTTAATTAATAATTAAATATAGAACATTATGTCTTTTGTAGCTAAGAGTTCTCTTAACGGAAGTGCAGAGGTTCTTGAAGAAGTATTAGCATCAAATGTTAGCATAACTAAAAATACCATTTTATATGGTGCTTCTGGTTACGCTACAAATGCTACTGTAGGCAATATCACTGTATTCAACATGATTGGCGTTGTAGTCGATACTGTTGATAATAGCGGTGGTTCTGCTGGAGACAAGTCTGTTCACATCAATGTCAACCCAGCCACAGTTTATTTGGCAGGTTCTACAGGTACTGTTGCCCAATCCCAGGTTTGGACAAACGTTACCCTAGAAACAGTTGGAACTATTGATGAGGACGACCCATTGACAGCGGGTAATACTGGTGACACAGCTGTCGCTAAAATTCGCGCTATGGTTTCTACTTCTCAAGCTCTTGTATCTCTTAATTTCGGCCCAGTGGCTGATGTATAAAATACCTTAATTTTTAACCTTTATAACTTATGTCTGCTAATGTTGCGAATTTCGCAAAAGCTGTTGATCCTGCGGTTAAAACGGTATTTAATGGCTCTTTCAATCAGGCCCCAGTAGTAAGCGATAAAATCTGTAACAAGATGAAAGCTCAGGACTACATCACTGAAACTAAATCAAATGTAGGACTAACTATGGCCGAATATAGATCCGAACAGGGCTCAGTTAAATATCAGGATTTCCTAGAGGGAAACAGCAAAAACTTCACTCAGTATGAGTATGCGATTGGTACTAGAATTACCAAGAAGTTAATGAAGTGGAACAAGCTTGGTCAAATCAAGTCTATGGTTTCCACAGCCGCACAAACTATTGTGCGACGTCGAGAATTTGACATTACTAAGCTCTTAGAGCGAGGTTTTGCAACTTCTTACACCCACGCAGTAGATGGATCTATTTTGATTAATCTTACTGGTGGTGATTCAGCTGCGCTTTTCAGCTCATCTCATGCTACCTATCGTAGTTCTACCGCTCAGAACAATATTGTTTATGATGGTACTACTTACAATATGGATTTGGCAGAGGATGCATTGGAAGCTGCTGAAACCTATGTTGCTCCACGTATAACCGACGAATCTGATCAGATTATTGCGATGAACCTTACTGACTTGTTTGTAGGTCGTAAGAATGTTTGGAACGCTCAGAGATTGTTAAAATCAACCGGTAGAATTGGTACTCCTAATAATGATATTAATCTTGTAATGGGAAGATATTCTTTGAATACTTTACACTACATGGATGTATCTTATGGTGATTATTGGTTCTTGCAGGATAAAGCCCTGAATAATATGGATGCCTTTATGAGTCTTTATGAGGGTCAGCCATTAGAGTCTGATGGTCCTTATATCGATTTTGATACTAAGGCTATCAAATATTCTTGGTCTTTTGAGAATGCTGCCGGCCACAATAACTGGCAATCATTCATCGGTTCACAGGGCGATAATACCTAATAATTAACTCCTTTTAGCATGTTAAAAATCTATAAAAAATATGCTGGATTAATTGGCGGTATTCTTGGCGCTGTTGCTTTATTTGTTGGTGTATTTGCTGCGGCCCAATCTGTTATAAATAACTTTTATGGTTCTACATCTGTTAATCAAGTTGGCCAACCAAGTGGTGAAGCTATGCTTGGTGCAGTTAGTGCCGTAGGTAGAATTTGTAATGGATCAGAGCCGGCTACTCAGCTTTGTAATGTTAATACTTATGAGATAGAATCTCAGACAGGTATTACTGGCGCTACTCTAACAATTAGTGGTTCCGCATCTATTGATGCATTAACTCAAGGCGGTGGCATTCTGGCTACATCTACAACTGCAATTGTTGGTACATTAACACAAGCTGATTTATCAACTTATAGTATGATTGAGTGGACATTAAATACTGCTAATGGCACGCTAACTTTGCCTGCTACTAGCACATTGACTACTCTATTGCCTAATGCTGGTGATTCTCGTACTTGGTTAATTCACAATGCAACCACAACTGCGGCTATTACAGCAACCATTGCTGCTGGTACAGGTATTGATTTAATTGCCTATACTACCAATGATGATATAATAGACGGAACAGAGTATGCACAATTAACTTGTTGGCGACAAGCTGATACTGATTTGACTTGTCTTACAAGCGAAATCTTGCACGCCGATTAATTTAGTTGTTTTCTCATCTCGCGCCTGTCGATCGGGCGCGAGGATGAGGGAATAAATCCCATTTTAATAATTAAAATATTATTATGAAAAAACCTATTAATGTATTTGCACTAGCTGTTATATTATTAGTGCTAACAGTAGCAGGTGGTATATTTATATATCAAAATCGTATAAATAATGATGAAGGACCATCATTAGGTAGTTATGTTAATTTAGATACTTACTATCTTACCAATGCTACAGCATCTACATCCCCAGTTACTTTGGGTACTGATGTCAATGGTACAGCTTCAAGCTCAGTTATTGTTTCATTGAAAAATGTGGATCTTGTTGATATAAACATTCAACAGACTTCCGCTGAAGCATCTGCTCAGATTTGGTGGACTTATTATTTTTCTAATGACGGTATTGATTGGTATCCACAGGACGTTAATACCACATCTGGTTCTGTTGTTACTCATTCTGCTGGTGCAACAATTCACAAGTGGACTTCTGATACAACTGGTGCTGCTTATAAGAGGGTTACATTATCTGATTTTGCTGGAGATAAATTAAAAATAGAATTCGGCGGACAAGTAGCTACATCTACTTTATATGTTGAAGCAAGGACAAAACAATTAATGGGACAATAAAATGCCCGATATACACAAAAATCCAAATGATAGCATAGATCTTTCTGTTGCTACTAGTTACAACGAGGACGTTGGAACATTATATCCTGTAGCTCATGTTTATGCTCCGGGTGGTAGCGCTGTGTCAGGATCTCCATTTTCTCTTACACATGTAGGCAATGGTGTTTATGTAAAAGAGGCCGCTTTCCAGGCCAAAGTTTCTAGTGGTACTTATCAGGTTATCTATATTTTTTATACTAACACTGGACATACTACAGAACATTCCAATTACGGCAGGGTTCATAATACTATTACAATTTCTATTCAATCTACTACCGGGCTTGGTTCTGGTGGCGGTGGCATGTATTACGACGATGAGCCACTTAGAAAGCTAATAAAAGAATTAAAGAAACAGGTTACAGATCTAAAAAAGAAAGTTACTTCTATTGAAAAACAGGAGCTTAGTATTGACTTTGCGCCTGTTTTTTCTGCTATTAAGGATATAAAATTTCCCGAGATTAAAATGCCAAAAGAGTTTGACGATACAAACTTAAAGAAATCTTTGGATGATATTAGCAAAAAGGTTACTAAAAAATCTAATTCTCTTGAGGGTAATATAAAGAAACTAACTAGCCACGTTGCCAAAAGCAATGATTTATTAATAAAAGATACTTTACAGCCAGTAATTGTTACGGTTGAGAAATTGAAAAATAGCAGTATTGCAGAATTAGAAAAGGTACGGTCTGATATTAATTCTTTTATTAAGGGAATTGATATTAAGGGCGATATAGCAGAATACCAAAAAACAATTAAACAACTTATGAAAGACGCCGACGAGACCGAGAGAATTAGGCTTAAATTTATGCTTGACTCACTTACAAATCTAGTTATTTTACAGAGAAAGCTTAAACAAGAGATTAAAATCAACTTAAATGATAAAAAATGACAAAGTATATTTTCTACATTTTAATAGCATGTTCCTTTGCAATTAGTACTATTGTCTATGTAGGTATTACTGAAACAGGCTCTCAGGTTGCAAATTTGGGCGCTAGTGCGCCATATAGGGCCTTTAAGGCTACATCTACTCCTTTTGATGCTATAACCGTCGCAGAGGACGAAGCTGATATTTATGTGCCTTTTTCTAGTGTGACATCCACCTTAATGGCCGCAGATACTTTTTGTATAAATAATTCCAGTCCGGATTGTATTACATCATGGCCGTCTGGATCTGGAACTACCATAAACCAACTTGGACAAATTGGCGATGTATCAACATCTACTTTAGATTATGGTCACCTTTTAATGTGGAATGGAACTGATACTTGGATCGATACCGCTACTTCTACTTTAGGTATTACAGGCGCTGGTACAGTCACATCAGTTGCTCTTACTGCTAGTTCTACATTCTCTGTTTATGGTTCTCCAATTACAACTGCAGGAACTTTTGGTTTAGGGTTAGCAGATGGCTATACAATCCCGCTCACAGCTTCAACTACTGAATATGATACAGCTTATGGTTGGGGTAATCACGCTAGTGCTGGATATTTCCCATTGTCTAGTTGGTATGCTACTACAACAGATGGTTTAGCAGAGGGTTCAAATAATCTTTACTTTCCTGGATTTACTAGCCTAGCAGCAGATTATAGTTTTACTGACAACTCATCTAATTGGGATACAGCTTATGGTTGGGGAAACCATGCTAGTGCAGCTTATATCGCTTTAACAGACCTTTCTAGTTCTGCTACTGGTTTAACTTATAACAACGGAACTGGTGATTTTAGTTTAACAGCAGGCTATGTCATTCCAACTTCAACTAGAGCCTTGCTTTGGGATAATGCTTATAGCCTAGCTCATAATGCAGTCACTCTAGCTGGCGAGGATTTTTTATCTCTTTCCACACAACAAATTACAGCTAATGCTATCAATCCTGATAACCTAGCTAATACAGACTTTGGCGATTTTAGCTGTAATGGAACTACTTGTACGCTAGATGCTACATATTTAACTACAGTTGATATTTCAGCCAATACTAATTTAGATGCTACTTATCCGATTGTTTTAACAGGTGATACTTTAAGTTTTTCAGGCTTAACAACTTCTACAGCACCAACATCAGGCAATCTAGCATACTGGACTGGTTTGAATACTCTGGGGAGCGTCAGATGAATTAGCTATTTATCCTGCTGTGACTACATACGATGTAATACTGGGTGCCAGTGCATCTAGTTCAGCTCCGTTTTGGTTTGATGTTAGTGCTACTACAACTCATATCGGAAATGGCGGTACTGGCGATAGTATGGTGCAGTTAGGTAATAGTGGTTATGAGTGGACTCTAGGCAGTGCTAGTACAACTAATGATTTTATAATTGCATCTAGTACCGACCTTATTAGTAATCCTGCTATTACGATTGATAAAGGAACTAACAAAGTCACCTTTGGCGGTAGTATTGATGTCACAGCAGGTACAAATATTTTAATAAGTGGCTCTCAGATTGCATCTACAGATTTACAGGATACTGCTAATATACTTTACGAGTCTGAACTTGATAGCATCTCCGAGCTTAATACTCAGATAGCCGACGCAACTATTCTTATATCAGGTGGTACGCTTACCGATACTAATCTTTGTGTGGCAGATGGAACTAGCGGCGCGATTGATTGTAATGTCACTAATAATTCATCTAACTGGAATACTGCGTATGGTTGGGGTGACCACTCTACTGCTGGTTATTTAATACAGGCTTTGTGGTATGCAACTACAACTGACGGACTGGCGCAGGGTTCTACTAATCTTTATAACCAAACCCATACTGGCGAAGTTACAGGTGCTACTGCATTAACGATTGCTGATAATATTATTGAGGAGGCTAATTTAGAAGTCACTAATTCTCCAACAGATAATTATATTCTTTCCTATGATTCAGGTTCTGGTGGCTTTACTTGGGTTGAAGACCAAATAGGAGCAGGTGGGGGTGCTTATGCTTGGACTCCTGACACTACCTATAATGAGCAGGCACAGTCTACATCATCTCCTATTTGGCTTAAGGAGACATTGTACGCATCGTCAACTAGTTTCTTTACTGGACTGGCTACTTTTGGAAATATATCAAGTACACAGCTTTCTGCTACCACTCTTTATGGTGCTTTAACAGGTAACGCCTCTACAGCTAGTACACTGCAAACAGCTCGTACAATCGCAGGTGTTAGCTTTGATGGTTCATCTAATATCTCAATCGCTTCAACTGGTCTTTCTGATACAGCAGACTTGCTCTATGAAACCGAGTTAGATTCTTTCTCAGAATTACAAACCCAAATAGCTGATGCAACCCTTTTACAAAGTGGCGGTACTTTAACTACTTCTAATATTTGTCAATACGATGGTACTGGTATTGATTGTAATATAGCAACTATTGGTACTTCTCTTTTGACTGACGATTCTATTCTAGCTGTAGATTTAGATGCAACCAATACTGAAGCAGATGATGATATTCTAACTTATGATTCAGGTACAGGCGGATTTACCTTTAATACTCCAGCCGAGATTATAACCGCAGGAACTAATCTTACTTGGTCTGGTACTACCCTTAATGTAGATGACCTATTTACTGTAACTAACGCATCTACAACATTATTATCAGCACCAACGATTACAAACAGCGCTACCACCACAATGATTACAGGTGAGGGTTATGATTTTGGTAACGGTACAAATGGTATGCGTATTTATCCTGGCGCAACAACAACTTTAAGTTTTTATTAAATGATAAATAAACTTACACAATTTATAAAGAATAAACTGGTTATATACATAGCCATTGTTCTTGCTATTGGCGTAGGCATTAACGCAGTTTATAATTTTAAGAATTTACCGATTGATTCTATTTTATTAGGCGCAAGTTCTATAGGTTTAGATACATTTGAATATGTAACTTCGTCTGCTTCAACCACTGCAACCAAAAATATGACTGTTGCTAGTAATTCTAATACAATTTTAGTTGTTATGATTACTGGTTATGATATACCAGGCTCAGAAGTTGATAGTGTTACTTGGAATACATCAGAGAGCTTTACTTATATAACAGGCAGTTATGGAGATAATGGTGATGTACAATGGGTTGAGGCTTGGTATTTACTTAACCCTACTGCTACAACAGCTAATTTAGTAGTTGATTTTGATGGTAGTGATACACCATCGGCTACTGTAAATATCTGGTCATTATATGGTATAAATACAGCCGACCCGATTGGTGCAGTTAGTGAGTATAGTGAAACTAGTGGTGAAGAAACAAAACAAATTTCCATCACCACCGAAACAGCCGATTCTTGGGTGCTGGAAGTATTAGGTTTAGGTGGAACAACAAGCCCTCGTATATCTCCTGTTGATGGACAAACAGAAAGATTAGATATAGCTGCTAATGGTAATTATGATACTTGGGCTGGTGATGTGGTGGTTGCGTCCGCTGGTGCTACTAATGTTCGTTTAATAGATGATATTAATGACGGAGATTGGTCACAATCTTTAGCTATTGAAATCAAAACCGCAACTGCTGCTATAGAACAAGAGGGCTTTGCTTTTGGTAACGATGATGGAAGTGAATCAGCACATACTTTTGATACACAAGATACAAACATTATAGAGGAGTTAGGCACAAAAACTTTGCGTCTGATACTAGATAGCGATAATGACCCAGCATCAAATGCTTATAAACTCAAATATCAAAAAAATGGTAGCGGTGGATATGAGGATGTGCCAGTCGGTAGTGGTGTGACTGTAAGTCCGACTCCCAGTTCTGGTGATATAACCGAAAGTGGTTATAATAGCATTACTTCAAATATAAATTTAGATTATCCAGCTTATTCAGACGGTGACCTTGTCATTTTACATATTAACGCCATTCAATATACAAGTGGTACGCAGGGCATAAATTATCCCTCTGGTCCAAATGGCGAAACAATAAATGTTCTCATAGATAACTACTCCTCGTCTGGTGGTCAGTATGATGTTGGAATGTCAGTTGCTTATTTTATTGGTGACGGTTCTCATTCTGCTGGTACTTTATCAATCACTTCAGATTTAACTCAAAGGTGGACTGGTGCTGTTATGCTTATACCTGCTGGAGAGTTTAATCTAGCACAGCCTTTGTCTACTGAATACAGCACAAACGGAGCAACTTCTGGTAGTACGTTAACAATGTCTGGTTTTAGTGCTGATACAGATGATGGCGGTGGTAGGTTGGTTGGGTTTGTTGGTGCTGATACAGATCCTATATCCGGTACTGATACTGGGTGGACTGCTTTAGTCAATCGTGATAGAGGTCGGTCTACAATAGAGATAGCCACCAGAAATACTGTAGTTAGTAATAGTGAGAGTATAGGTTCAGCAACTTGGGCAATAGCAAGTGATGCTTGGGGTGCTATTGGTTATATAATTAGGCCAGCAATAACTTCAAATGAAGTATATGTTGATACTTCTGGTAATGTAGCCAGTGGAGGAGAGGCAACCACAGCTAGACTTACAGCACCAAGTGGAAAGACAACCGGAGATTTTACTACAGGTCGCAGATGGGATGATGAAAATGGTAGCGATAGTATTGATATAGCAGATGGTTATTATACGGAGTTAGAGTGGATTTTAACTACACAAAGCCCAGCTACAACAGATGATTATTTTGAGTTTAGAGTTTATAACGGCGATACTGCCTTAGATACTTATACAGTTACACCTAAATGGACAATCGGAACTGCAGGAGCTGATACTTGTACCTACTCAGCAGGCGATTGGGTGGTACTTTATTCAGACGATTGTGTTGTAAGTTCAGATGTTTGGATTGATAGTAATGGTAGGTTGGTTATAATCCGTGATGGAGTTGGGAGTTTTCAAGTAACTAACGGAGCAATTATTTATAGTAAAGACGGAGCGGAATTTTTACATAGTCCAGCCAATATTCAAATAGAAAGTTCAAGTAATGGGATAATTTATCAAAAAGAATGAAAACATTAGCAACATTAGGAATAGTAATTTTAGGAGCAACTGGAGTTGGTGCGGTTGATGCTAATAAATTAACTGAAGTACCTTTACAAAAAGATGTAGTCGTAGCTGGTGAGCAAGTAAAAGTTCGCCAAGTCGATAGTGTAGTTGAAACAGAGATGCCTTGGAAAGGCGAAGCTGGCTTGAAAATTAAGTATGATATGGGTGAGCCTACTGCAGAGGAAAAATTGAAAGACAAGCGAAATAAGCAAGTGACTACTGAAACAGTTGGTGATGACGGATTCAAGATTGATATTCTGCTTGATAAAAAACCAAAGACCAACACATTTTGTTATACAATAGATGGATATGAGAATTATGATTTCTTTTACCAACCAGCACTAACTCAAGAAGAAATAGATGAGGGAGCAGAAAGACCAGAAGAAATTGTCGGAAGCTACGCAGTTTATCACAAGACTTTGGAAAACAATAATTATAAAACAGGTAAAGTAATGCACATACCTTTTCCGTATGTTTGGGAGGTTGATAATAAAGATACAACAAAACAGAGAGCTGAGAATTTAACCTATTCAGATGGACAGTTATGTGTAGTAGTTCAGCAAGACTTCTTAGACAAAGCAAAGTATCCTGTTAGAATTGATCCTACATTTGGGTATACAAGTATTGGTGCTTCTAGTCAAAACAATAATGTAGATGAAGATGCTTTTGGTAGTTCAGATACAGCAGTAACTGGAACATTAACAAAAGTTTCAGCAGCTCTCAGAAAAGAAGATTCTGATGCTAGTGGTAGTGTTTATTATTTTTTTTCATCTAGTGCTTCAGATAGAAATTCTTTATATAATTCTGGTTCTGAAAGTGAAAGTATGACAACGACGTTTGCTTGGTATGATAGCGATACAACATCAACATCACTTTCTGGTACAACTCATTATGTAACTTTGGGTATGGTTGATACAGGTCCTTGTTTATTTGCTAATTGTAATCAATTAGCGTATGACACAGGCTCAGGTACAAACGGTGGTAAATATAATTTAGATACTTGGTTTGCAAATGATACTATAAATTATTCAGTTTATGCAACCTATACCGAATCAGCAGAGGAAGCCACAGCAGAACAGAGTATCCCAGTTAAAATAGATAATGGAAGTATTAAGATTGATAATGGAAATTTGATAATTAAATAGTTCTTTCACAAATAAATAGGAGGTATGCTATGAAGTATATCATCACGTCAGCTCAAAGTTGTTCTAAACCGCTGAGAAAGTTCTGGATAGGATTACAAAATTACGCCAAGTTGAATGATGCTGAGATTATAGTTCTCCCTTTGATTGGTATTTCTGCTCAAGAAGATTGGGATGATATTGTTCCTGAATTACAGCCGTTTGTATTAAAAACAGACAAGAGATTAAACTCTAACTTGTTTATCAGACAGGCACACGTTCAGCCACAAAATATTGACCCAGCTACTTCGCAGGAAAGATTTGCTCAGCGTACATCATCTACGATTGCTGCCAGCCCGAAACAACGCCTGAAGCCTATATCGCACTCAAATAATAAGTACCCTAAGTATATTATATTTACTGGTGCTTTAACTGAGCCGAACTATGCTTCTGGGCTTGACCATAACGCTGAACGCAGACGTCGTGGTAATATCGCTAAGCTTGATCATGAATATGGAGCTATTATAGTTGACATCATCAATGACAAAGAATACAGATGGCGTAATATCTTAGCCAACACCAGCGGTAAGTTCATTGATTTAGGGATTATGTACGACGGTAAGAAACAGCACGAAGCTAAGTTAGATGCTATGGTCTTAGGTGACATACATGTTGGTTCAAGTGACCCAACTGTTCTAAAAGTCACCAAAGAAATGGTAGCTAAACTTAAGCCTAAGCGACTTATCCTGCATGATTTCTTTGATGGACATTCGGTGTCACATCACATTGTACGCCAGCCTGTCAGACAGCGATTATTACAGCAGTACGACCGAGGCTTCCATAATTTAGATGAAGAGTTAAGGCTTTGTCATAAAGAATTAACTCAGTTCTCTAAGCTCGCCGATAAAGTGTTCTTGGTATGGAGTAATCATCATGATTTCCTGCCACGTTATTTGGAAGAGGTTAGGTTCTCAGAAGACATGACTAATTATCGTACCGCAGTTAGAATTTTAGGACACATAGCGGCTAAAGATTATAACGACGGAGTTAAGTTTGGTATCGGTCTTAAGGGAAAGATACCAGCTAATGTTAAGTTCTTGAAAGAGGACGATGACTTAAAAGTTCGTGGTTATCAGTTAGCAGCCCATGGTCATAAATCTGGCGGTTTCAGAGGTTATGGTTCTATCAAACAGCGTGAAAATGCTCTTGGTAAATCAATCACTGGGCACAGCCATAGCGGCGAGAAGCTCAGACAAACCTACATAGTAGGAACTTGTTTACCACGTAATATGTTTTATATGCGTGGACAGCCCAGCAAATGGACACATACCCATGCTCTATTATGGAGTACAGGTACAGTCCAGTTGATACACATAATTAATGGAAAATGGTAACTGAGGGAATCACAAGGATGTGAATCTCTCAACAAAGGAGGCATTATGGCAACCCGGATATTTACCACTCAGATAATAAATACTTATTGGTACTGTCCTGCTTGCGATTCTGTCAAGGAACATATTTGCTACCTTGAAAATGAGAATGTCTGGACAGTTGAGATAAGGTTTATTTGCACAGGCAAGTGTAATCACAGTGAGTCTAAGAGGTTTATCAAATCTCATAAAAACACTCATAAAGTAGCTGCTGACATAGTTCAGTGGCACTGCCCAAGCTGTCGTAAAGTGACTCAAAACATAATCTATTTAGAGAACTTATCCAGTTGGACACTAACTTTTAGACTCATTTGTTTAGCAATGGATTGTAATCATTCTTACAGCAGACACTTTTTAAGGGGTGACATGAAACAGGAGGAGTAATGACAAAACATCATATTCGCCCACATAGCCGAGGAGGCAAAACAAACGATGAGAACATCGTTCTTAAAAACGATAAACAACACAAAGCCTACCACCTATTATTCAAAAATGCGTTACCTGAAGAAGCTGTCATGATAATTCTTAAAGAGTGGTTCTATAAAGACCCACACAAAAAAGAACAAGCTTATTACAGGCTATTAGGATGGCTACAGCAGGAATGTAGGAATTATATAGAAAAGCAGAGAGAAGCAGGATTCAAAGCAGGAGCAGGATTATAACCCACCACAACAGGGGAGCATAATGTTCCCCTACCTACCTATAATTTGAGCCCGATTGGGCATTTAACAATTAATATAAACAATATGTCTACTAAAAATATATCTAGAGTTCCTAGACTTTTAGGATCATCAGCTGATCCTAATAAAATTGCCCTTACTTTCAAGGGTATTGCAGTTGGTTTAATACCGGTTATTATTCTAGTTGCAAAAGCATTTAGTATAGAACTTTCACAAAGTGAGATTTTAGATTTAATTGAGTCCATTACTGCTGCTATTTCTGGTACCATGGTTGTAGTTGGTCTTGGCAGAAAGATTTGGTTCTTTTTTAGAGATAAATTTTTAACTAAATAATTTTATGGTTGAGAGATGGCATGAAAACAATATTCAATGGAAACATATTCTAGTTTTGATTACTCTTTTTAGTGCTATAATAAGTGCAATATATTCAATATCTACTAATGCCCTGGCTAATTCCCAGACCAATGCAGTAGAAATACGCGGACTACAGACTTCTCAGGCAAATACAGAGAAAATTTATGACAACATATTGCAACAATTGGAAAATATTAATAACAAACTAGATAATAAAGCCGACAAATAATATGAAAAATTACGGAGTTATATTAGATAATAATACAATTACCGGTAATGCTATAGGCACTATCAGCTCTATTGAGCGTGTAATTTTACAATCTAATGGCGATTGGTCGTCTTATAGACCAACGGCTGAGAGTCAGGCCTATATTTACTTTGATGATTATGCTTGTGTCACCCACAGCACTTTGTTGGTTATTGCTGCGATATTTAATCTGAGAATTAAAAAAGGATTAATCTCCGATGATAATATAGAGTGGCTTAGAGATAATGGATATTTTGATGATAATGGAAACATTAACTTTAATGATAGGTTTACTGCCAAGGTTTCTGAGACAATTTGTTTTAGAGGTAATTATCAAACAAAGGTTAACGACGCGGTTAAAACATTCGGTTTAATACCACAGAGTAAGTGGAGTTACAAAAACAACGAATTCGAGTCTTGTCCATTATTCTATGCTGATACTCCGCCAGATGATGCTTTTGAATTGGGAGTAGAATTTAATAAAAGGTTCGATCTTGATTGTGAATATTTGAACCCTAACAATAGCGTAGAAGTAAATTTTGCTCTTAGGTATTCTCCAATAGTTGTATTGGTCCGCGCTTGGTGGAAGAATAGCAATGGATTGTACTACTTCCCGGTTCCGCCAGAGGTTACTTATACTACCTACAACCATCAGGTTGTTTTGTATAGACCGAGAAATCCTGAAACATGGATATGGGATAGTTATAATGATTACGACAATACTCCATTTGAAAAACAACTAACGCCAGATTATCCATTAGGCACTGCCTATATCTGGTTCATGAAAGAATTAATAAATAGAAAAATTATGTCAAATGTAAAAAAAGTCAGAGTTAAGGGATCCAATGCCCGGGGGTTCTTTGTGCCAAGCGACGTGGCTGAGTCATATCGTTCTGACTGCAAAAATTATGGCAAGCCATGTGCTTTAGACAGTGATGGTAATGTTGATTGGTCGGAAGAAGAGAAGTCCATGGAGGGTGAGGTAGAACTATTTTAATAATTAATAAAAATTTTATGCCAGAAGTAAAACCTAACATACAAATATTAAACACCGGCCTTTTGCCATTAGCTCCTGGTCGTAAAGATTTTTTGGCCGGTGCCATTCCTTTTGAACTTAGAATAGCTAGTGGTCAATGGGATGAATTTATTAGCGATAGTATTGATGTTCAACAGCGCATGGGTTTTGAACCTATGGACTGTGTGTCACATTCTAACTGTAAGATTGTTCAGATGCAAATTAACTGGATGATTACTAATAATATCTTAAAGCCAGGTGATCCGTCTTATGATTTTCTAAAATCAAATAAATACCTAGATGCCAATGGAAAGTGTCAATTATCAGAGAGGTTTTTAGCTAAGGTATCAAATACTACCTATGCTGGTAATGGTATGCAACCAGTAGCTGATGCTGGTCGTCATTATGGTTATGCGCCTGAATCAGCCTGGCCATATCCTGAAAACCCTACTTGGTCTGAATTTTATAAACCGATTCCACCCGCGGTTCTTGAGCTAGCTTCTCAATGGAATAATTATTTTGAGCCATTACAGTACGAGTGGATTGATGTTAGTGATATTCCTAACGCCCTTAAGCACGCTCCAGTACAGCTTGGCGCGGCCATTTGTGGTGGTTGGAATGATGGTAATATCATAAAAAAATGTAATTCAGCCGCTAATCATGCTACTTCTATTTATGGCTATAAAGACAAAGAGTTTTATAAAGACCTTGATCAGTATTTAGATAGTGATGGAGATACCATGAAAAAATTGGCCTGGAATTATAGTCTACAATTTTTAATGAAGCTTGTTGTTAATAAAAAAAAAATAATCCTGTCCGATCCGGCTGCTGCGAATATGTTAAAAAAAAACTTAAGAAACTATCAGATTATATTAGTTCCAGATTCAAATGGTGAAATGTATTTAGCGGACTGTTCTCTAGGCAAAGATAGTTGGAAGTTTCCTATTAATGAATTTGGTCTTACTGCCCAGATTGCTAAAAACAGAATAGCCCACGGTGTGACTGGAGCTATGGCTAGTAGAATTAGAACAGTTGATTCATTAGATGATGTAATAAATCTTTACAAATAATTAATTAATAAAATTATGCTTACAATCGATAGGCTATATAATAATTTTAAGACTCATGTCGGCGATACTGTTGTACAAAAATCTGAGTTTATAAGACTTCTTAATCAGTTGCTTATTGATATGAAGCTTACAAAACCAGCCGAACAGTTTACCAAAATATATTATTGTAAAAATTGGAACAAGTACGCTTTTCCAACGGGTTTAAGATCGCCAATAGCCCTAACAAATAGATACAATACTTTTTTTAGGTATGTATCGCCTTATATTTTTAATCTCTACAAATATGCTGAATGTTGGTCTGAGCAATCTGATAACGCTAAGCGCTTTATGCTTATTAATCACGTCAACACTACTTCTCAAGTCGCCTTGGTCACCGAGTGTGACTCACTTACTGCGGATGGCACTTGGAGCATCTCTGGTGGTAGTGATTTGGCAATCAATACTGGCAATTATAAATCTGGCAGTGGGGCATTAAGTTTTTCTGTTAGTGGCACTTCTGCTTCAATAACATTTACTAGATCATCTGTTATGGACGTGTCTACTTTCACAGAGTTTTTGCGGATGAGATTTTTTGGTTTATTTCCTACTAAACCATCTAGCATTACGGTTAAGGTTGGAACAGATTCATCTAATTATTTTTCTCAAGATATAACCGTCCAAGCTTCAGGAGAGGTTTTTGCTACTGATGATTATAACGAGATTGAATTTGCGCGCGAGCAGGTCACTGAGACGGGTTCTGTTGATCTAGAGAATATTGACTGGGTTCAAATAACACTTACATTTGCTTCGTCTATCACCGATACTGGCTTTTTAATTGATAAAATTGAGCTTATTAAGCCAGAGGTTTTAGACTTTGAATGGTATACTGTTTATGTAGCCATTGATTCTAATAGTAATATTACAGAGTCTATTACCGAATCAGACAGCCCAACAGAGACACCTTTGATTTATGATTATCCGGCGTATGAGCCGACTGTTTTAGATGGCTTGGCCTGGTTGTATCTTAAGAACAGGTCTACAGATATAGCTCTTAAATATCAAGCAGACTATTATCTTAAGCGGTCTGGCAATAGGATGATTGGCGGATTGGCTTGGTTAGCTAAAAATTATCCAGACCGTTCAGCTTCATATCGTCGAGAGAAAAGGTTGCCGGAACTTTATACTAATCAACGTAATTCTTTATTTAGATAATATGGAAAAATATATTAAAAAATATTCATCTCATATATTTATAGGAACAATCTTTTTGATGACTTTTATTACGATTGTTTTTTCTATTATCGCTGTTAAAAACAACCAATCATTAGTACCACAACCACAGGGACTCCAGCCATTTATTGGTGATGTAGATAATTTGGGCGCAGTAGATAAGTTTGTTCCGGTTAAACTTGAGGGTTGGGGTAATGGGTGGATGACTAGTCCAGAGTATGATGGTATTGATATGCCAGATAATGCTTTAGTAGAAGCTAATAATATTGATTTTGGAGTTAAGAACTCTATTGCTCCTAGGCGCGGTATTCTAACATTAGGAACAGAAAGCTCTAACCTTAATCCTGTTCGCTCTTTATTTACTGCCCACACCGAGGATGGTCGCGAGGTTCTTATAAGGACTTCTACTACAACTATTGAATGGTGGAATGCTGTTGATGAGGCCTGGGATCAGCTTGATGATGGTTATGTGGCTGATAGAATATTTACTTTTACAGAAGGTTCAGCTGGTGCAGATGACTGGAATTATCTTTATTTTAGCAATGGATCAGACAGTTTACGCAGGGTTAGAGTAGCCTTTGGCACCGTATCCGCGAATACTGCTACTACCATTACCCTTAACGCTGTCAGCTCGTATGACTCAGTAGATGACATTGGCTTTCCTACCAGCGGTACTATTACCGTTGCTGGGGTTGATTATTCTTATTCTGGCATTTCGGGCTGGCAGTTAACCGGGTTGTCCGGAGTTCCTGCTTTAGATGCTGACGACGGCGTATTTGCTACTGTTGAAACTACTGGTTTTACTAGCCCACCTAGTACAGCCAGCACTTTGGTTATTAAAGACCAGAGACTTTATGCAGCTGCTACTAGTACAGTTTTTGCTTCTCATATTGGAGATTTGCGTAATTTTAGTTATTCTGCTCCGCGCGTGGCTTCTGAGGGTGAAATTATTTATTTCCCTGAGGGTGGTGAGAGAATAACAGCCTTGGCTGTACAGCCTAGCTACGTTGCTGTTTTTAAGAACAATTATATTGGTAGATTGGAGTTCAAAGACTTTAGTGATGGTTTGTCTGATATTCCGGTAGTGTCTACCATTTCACAAAAGGCCAACATCGGAGCTACTAATAATAACGCCGTAGCTTATAATGACTTATCAGCAATTTTTGTTAATTCAGACATTGGTTTGACTGAATTCTCTCGTGTAGCTAATTATGATTATGACGTTGTTAAGAGTCTTTCTGAGCGTCTACGACTTACTTTTGAGGATTATGATTTTGACAGCTCAGCTATTGCTGTTTATGATAATAAGATTTTAATATCGGCCAAAACATCTAGTGATGTTAGTTTTAATAATACGATTATAATATATGATTATCAGAAAAACAGATTCACTTATATTACCGCTATGAATGCTAATGCCTTTGCTGTTTATGATAATAAACTTTATTTTGGTGATTCGCTTACACAGAATGTTCGCCAGGCATTTTACAATTCTTACGATGATGACGGATCTGCTATCACTTCATCTGCTAAGACAAAATGGTATAATTTTGGTGAACCGTCTAGGTGGAAAGAGATTGGCTGGGTTTATGTAGAGGGATGGATTACCCAGAATACTTCACTTACCTTCAAAATTAATTTTGATGAAGGAGGCGCGCTAGCATCCAAGGAGGTTACCATTTCCGGTGACGGCGATTATGTGGCTGATGAGCCCGGAGCCGGATTTGGTATCAACCCGTTTGGTTTATCTGATTTTGGTACAACAGAGACTACTGGCGATTCTTTAAGACACTTTGCTGGTTATATAAATATGCAGGCCGAATATGGAAAGAAGTGGCGTAATGTTCAGTTCGAGATTGAGTCGTCTGGTGTAGGTTATAATTATAGAATAACAAGATTAATACCGTTCGTTTATGTTCTTGATGAACAATACGGACGAAGTTCATCTAACTTAATAATTAACGATTAACTATGAAAAAAATAATCTATTTTATTATACTGTCGGCTCTTATACCGACTGGTGTGTATGGGGCATCTACCCTGTATGAGTATTATGCCCAAAATGGCCTTAATTTTCCGTCTGTTTCAGAAAGACGGGTAATTGCTCATGAGGCAGGCATAACTCCTTACAGTGGCTCTTACGATGAGAATACTGCCCTATTAGAGTACTTACAAGGGGGCAATTCTGCCGAATCAGCCTATTTAGGTGGCTCTAACCCGCAAACAGCCACTAGCTGGACCCTAGCTTCGTCTATCTCATCATCTGCTACTACTATCACATTGGTTAGTCTAAATGATCCTAGAGGTAATACTCCAACAGCTGCAGATTTTGCTACTACTACTTATTTAGTTATCGAGCCTAATAGCTCTAGTCAAATTGAGATTGTGGCTTGTCCGCGCTCAGGTCTTACTATATCAACAAAAACATTTACTAACTGTACTCGTGGTCTAGCTTTTTATGGATCAAGTGAAGCTGCTGTAACCGGTAACCAAAAATCTCATAGTGCTGGTTCTCGAGTTATTCAATCTAATGTTGGGCAATTTTATAATTTATTCGTAGATAAGTGGGATACTAATACTTTGTATGGAAAGTATACCTACGCTTCGTCTACTTTAACCAAATATAAATTCCCTTATTATTCAGATGATGGAAACTATATTTGGTATGATACAAGCTCTGGTGCGATGGGCTTTGCTACATCATCTAATGAATTTGCTTTTGGCGCTAATGGTACACAGTTCACAGCCGGTATTCCGCTTAACTTAACTTCTGGTATTCTGTCACTAGCTACTTCTACTAATGAATTTGACTTAGATACAGGAACCTTATCTTTGAATTTATATTCAGACGGCGGATTAAAATCTGATAGTAATGGTTTGCAGGTAGACACATCTACTACAATCTCAGCTTTAGAACCAGTATATGCTTCAAGCACTTTAGATGGTGCATATTTAGTAAGCCAAGCCGCTACTACAACACCATCTAATGTTCCAGTAGTTGATGGCTTTGCCTTAACAAGCGCTACAAATGGAAATTCATTTTATATCCAAACCGAAGGAATAGTAAGAGGATTTACAGGATTAACCGCTGGTGCTGATTATTATTTAGCAACTTCAACCGCAGGACAATTAACTACACTAATGCCTACAAATGGTTATCCCGTGGTATATGTTGGTAAGGCTTTAAGTTCTACTCAATTACAATTAGACAAAAGAGAAAGCTTAGTTGGTCAACATTATTCAACTGCTAGTGGTAACCCTGCTAGCGGAACTGTAACACTTCCTTGGTATGTGCAGAAAGTTATCTCTGATATGAGTTGTTTAGGTACAGATAATAATCGTCAAGGAACTCAAGGTGATATAGAAGTTACTAAAAGTGGTAAGACAACTGGTTATACTTATATAAGAGAACATGATGGTGCTGGTCCTAAGTCTGCTAATGGTTCTTTGTCTTGGAACACTACTACAAATGTTTTGACTTATGGTTGTACTACTAGTGAGAATAGCGAAGCCTTTACGCAAACTTCTTATTACTATAGATAATTAACTAACTAAATTTATGCCACAATTCAAATTCAAGACTTCGTCTGGTGGATTTGAGACTAGAGAGATCAGTGATGCTGAGGCAACAAA